TTTGTTTATGAATCAGCCTATCGAGCGTGAGGGTTTGCTTTATGATGTGGACGAACTGCGCCGATATTTTGAGCTTCCGGCAGAAGACCCGGACGCTATTATCGGTATCTGCGACACCAAGGACAAGGGTTCTGACTACGCTTTCCTCCCGGCGGCGTATGTGTACGGCAATGACTACTACATTGACGATTGTGTCTGTGACAACAGCTTGCCGAACATCGTTGACGCTCGATTGGTGGACATACTGCTCCGCTGTAAGGTCAAAATGTGCCGTTTCGAGAGCAATTCCGCTGGTGGTCGTGTTGCCGAAAAGGTGCAGAATGAGGTCAAGAAGCGTGGAGGTATCACTCGCATTACGACAAAGTTCACTACTGCCAATAAGGAGACAAAAATCATCGTCAACAGTGCATGGGTTAAGGAACACTGCCTGTTCAAAGACGATAGCCTGTATAAACGTCAGAGTGATTACGGTCGTATGATGGATATGCTCGGCTCTTACACTGTGGCTGGTAAAAACAAGCACGATGATGTTCCCGATGGTATGGCTATGCTGGCAGAAGTCTGTCCGGCGCAAAGGTTGAGGTATTTCAGAGACCGTGGTAACACAAGAAGTGTTACTTATCCACACTTTCCACATAATTATCAACATATTGTATGCACTATGGTGTTGACATACACTATATAGTGTGTTACAATGTAAAGCGTAATAGTGAGTAATTTATGCTCACTCAAATTTTAGAGACAAATGGGTGCATGATTGCACGAGGTAATTTAGACCTCAAGCAGTCATGCACCCATTTTTTGTATGCAGAAAGGAGGAAGGAACGTGGCACATAAAATTGACGAGAGCAAGCCGAAGTATCTAAGTCAGACACGATTTATGAGCGGTCGGCGCATTATCAAGACCAGCGTAACAGAAATCACTGACGAAAACGTGGTCGATGTTCTCCGTAAGGCTCTCGCTACTCACGAGTTGAACCGCAGTGAGATTGATTACCTGTGGAAGTATTACCGTGGAGACCAGCCAATCAGAAACCGTGTCAAAGACGTTCGCCCCGAAATCTGCAATAAGATTACCGAAAATCGTGCAAACGAAATCGTGTCCTTCAAGGTTGGGTATCTGTGTGGCGAGCCGATTCAGTACGTTAGCCGTAATGGTGGCGAGGAAATCGTAAAGCAGATTAACACCCTCAACGAGTATATGTTCGCAGAGGACAAAGCCGCTCAAGACCAAGAGCTTGTCGAGTGGCAGATGATTTGTGGTACAGCGTTCCGTCTTGTCCTTCCCGATGAACCGGGTGAGGAAGACGAAGCTCCTTTTGAGCTTTACACTCTCGACCCGAGAGACACCTTCGTTGTGTATTCAAACGAAATCGGTAACAAGCCGCTGATGGCGGTTAAGTACAGCAAGGACGATAACGAGATTTTCCACTACTCGATTTACACCGAGAATCGCTATTACCTCGTGGACGGAGACATTTTGGTGGAATCCAAACCTCATGCCCTCGACATGATTCCGATTATCGAGTACCCGGGAAACAATGCTCGTCTCGGTTCTTTTGAGATTGTGCTTCCTCTACTGGACGCAATCAACAATGTGGAAAGTAACCGTATGGACGGTATGGAGCAGTTGGTACAGGCTTTTATTAAGTTCATTAACTGCGACATTACCAAGGAGGAATACGAGGAGTTCTTACAGCTCGGCGCAATCAAGGTGAAGTCCGTTGACGGACAAGCCGCCGATGTTGGTGTAGTTACCACAGAGCTGAATCAGACACAATCGCAGACCCTCAAGGACGATTACTACAACGCAATGCTCACCATCTGCGGTATGCCAAACCGTAACGGTGGTTCTTCCACGAGTGACACTGGTTCTGCCGTGTTGCTCCGTGATGGCTGGTCTGACGCAGAAGCTCGAGCAAAGGACAGCGAGAATGTCTTCAAGCGAGCAGAAAAGAAAATGCTCAAGCTGGTTCTTCGTATCTGTCGAGACCTCGGCGGTCTCACGCTCAAGTTGAGTGATATTGATATGAAGTTTACTCGCCGTAACTACGAAGCCATTCAGAGTAAATCTCAAGTCCTTATCTCCATGCTTCAAGAGCCTAAGATTCACCCACAGTTGGCGTTCCAGCATAGCGGAATGTTCTCTGACGCTGAATCTGCTTACAACATGAGCATGAAGTATTACGAGGAGCAACAGGAGAAAGCCGCTGAACTGGCTAAGAAGACCACTCCCGATGATTCCGGGGACGATGATAATGACCCGGACAATAACGATATTTAAGCGGTAAGCCGCTGTGAATATAGGCAGAGAAGCCTTAAATCGCAATAGTCAGAGAAGACTTAAACCGCAAACATTGTCACAGAAGACATTAAAAGACAGGAGGATTTCAACATGGCAAAGATTGACATTAGCAAGATTGACGGCTATGCCGACATGACCCCGGAACAGAAAATCGCCGCTCTTGAAGCGTTTGAGACCGAAGACCCCGATTACAGCGGATATGTAAAGAAGGATATTTTCGATAAGACAGCTTCCGAGCTTGCGGCTAAGAAGAAGGAGCTGAATGAAAAGCTCACCGAGGACGAGCAGAAAAAGCAGAAGGAACAGGAGGAACGTGAGGAGTTACAGTCCAAGTACGACAAACTGCTCCGTGAAAGCGAAGTTTCCAAGTTCAAGGCGAAGTTGCTCGGCATGGGTTACGAGGAGAAGCTGGCTGACGCTACCGCAGAAGCAATGGCTGATGGTGATACCGAGAAGGTCTTCGCCAATCAGAAGAAACATCTTGAGAATGTCGAGAAGAAGGTTCGTGCGGAAGCCCTTAAAGATACACCGAAACCGACCCCGGACGGAGATTCCAAGACAATGACCCTTGAGAAGCTCCGCAAAATGTCTCCACAGGAGCGTTATGACTATTCTGTGAAGAATCCCGAGGACTACAAAGCCCTCTACACCAATAACGATACAGGAGGTAATGAGTAATGGCTCATAAGATTTATGACAATTTCTATCTCTCCAACGAGGTAGAAGACCAGTTCAATTCCCACCTCGATTTACAGCAGTTCTGTACTGTTGATAACTCTCTCGTGGGTACTGCTGGTATGAAGCGCAAGATTAACGTCTACAAGGCTACCGCTGGTACGGAGAAGCTGAAAATGGGCGAAGGTAACACCAAGAGCATTGAGGTTTCTTTCACCCCGGAGGAGTACGAGATTCAGCTCGCACAGAACAAGTTCCAGTATTATGACGAACAGGAAATGACTGACCCTATGCTTGTTCCTGTCGGCACTCGTCACATGGGTACTGATATGTTCAATACCGTGAACGGCGATGTGTACGGCGAGTTCAAGAAGGCTACGATGGTCGTTCCTACTGCGAAGATTGACTTCGCCGCATTTGTGGACGCTGTTGCCAATCTGAACATCGAAAGCACTGACAATCAGC